ATTATTAGAGAATTTCCTTTTAAGATTTATTACCCCCCTCCCCATATTTTTTTTTATATCTTCTCGCATTACCTTCCCTAGCACTCTTCTGATTATGGTGCATAGTACAAAGGCTTTGCAAGTTGTTCACATCTAAAGCCTCGCCTCCTTCTGTTATTGGTTTGATATGATCAACAACATTAGCAGGACTTATAATATCTTTCTTCAAACATATAACACAAACAGGATTACGCTTTATATAATTATTTCGCAGCCCTCTCCATTGCTTTGAATGATAGAACTTATTGTTACTCCAACTCCCTTTGCTCTCTTGAGTTGAATCTTTTATCCAATGCATTCTCCTTCCTTTTGGTTTGTAAGGCATAGTCTTTTAAATGTTGTTTATATTTATGAATCTCACTTGTACTCAAGTAAGGTAACAGCTTAGGCTCAAAGTAATTAGGGAAATCTAAGTTATAAGCCATCTTCTTATATTTTTCTTTTTCTGAATTCATTTGATGGTTAGGGATGTATATGTTAGCTTCCTTATTAAATTGCTTTGCTCTCATCATCCAACTATTAGCACCTGCTCTCCAATTCTTCATTGGAGTTCTTCCACTAACCTTCCAACCATTACTCTCAAAATGATTAAAGAACTTTAACGCTTCTTCTTCTGTATTCTTATTATCCTTAAAATATTCTTTAACCTCATTAACATTAGTTGGAGTTCCCTCTTTCTTTTTATTATTAATTGTATTATTACTTGTATTATTATGTTTTAACTTTTCTTCAAACCCTTCATTAACTTTGGTTAAAGCTGATATATATATTTTACGTACCCCCTTTAAGTTAATTTGTATGTGTCCACTAGCTTTTAAATCGCTAATCCATTTACTAATAGAAGTATTACTAACCCCATATAATTCAGCAAAGTAACTATTACTAGCAAAGCAGTAACCATACTTATTAGACAAGGCTGTTAGCTCTCCATATAATAACTTGGCGTTTGCTGTTAGGTTTTTGTTATATCTAACATCAGCAGGTATTATAGCGTAATAATTCTTTTTATTCTCCATTATATATCAACATTAAAATTATAATCCTCTAATTCGTAATATAAGTCCTTAATCTGCATCATTCCTAATATGTGAGCGTTTGTTGGTATAAAGTACCTCCAAGGCTTATAACTGCTATTAACCCTATAAAAGAAGCCTAAAACCTGCTTATTGTCTGGACGTCTAAAAAAAGTAACATTAGCTGTTGATTCGCTTGTTGGTATAGTTCTATGCACTATAAAAGTAATATCTTTATAATTAGGGCGATTGCTGAAACCTTCAGCAACTTCTTTAGCAAATTTAGATAACTCTATTTTGTGCTCTCTTCTCATTATATTATTTTCTCATTTTTAAGCATTTTTATAATCTCGTAAAAATCCTTTTTCTTCATTATAACTAACTCCTCCTCATTATTCTTTTTCCACATTATAACGTTATAAAATGTTTTAGCTAACTTCTTTATTATTCGTTTAGGCTGTGCATCTTTTCTTATTGGTATATAATCGCACTTATCCATATCTTTAAAAACATTATGAAAATGAGGCGCTCTTTCCCACGCTTTAAGCTGAAATCTAAATGGATCTGTATGCAATAAGTCAATTTTCATCCAATCCATCAACTTGTTGCCTAGCCTTGAAGTTATGCACCTTGTAAAGCCTAGCTCTCGCATTTCTTTAGCTATTTTAACCTCGTAATTATTGCCTTTTTTTCTTACATTAATCATCTTCTAATATTATTTGAGTTAATACTTGATTACTTCTATTAGATTTGATTTGTGCAATTCCTTCCACATAACCAACATTTTTAACCTGTCTTAAAAACTCCATACAACCTGCTATTGAGTTTCTGTCAGCTTCAACCTCTAAAGTTCCAGAACTTACTAAAATAGTATATAAAGGCTTTTTAGATGGCATAAACAAAGATTAAAGAGAACATTATAACAAATAATGCTGCTAATATCATATCGCACATAAAGTCAAAAAATTTATAGTTTTTCATAATCTAAAATTGGATTTAAAGCCATAAAGTTGATTTAATAATTTATAGCAAGTCTGTTTAATATTTAATGTTATTTCACTATCCCAAACATCTAAAGGATGTAATTCTTCTATTGTATATTCGGCAGTTTCGTGCAAGAGAAAAAGTACCTTATTAATGCTATCTTCCTTCAATTTTCTATCTAAATATTTTAGCTTATTATATTTGCATACTTTTTTACGCATTGATAAGGTGTGAAGCAAATGCCTCAACTTTTCCTCTAGTTCAATTTCCTTATTATTTAGTGGCTGATACATTTTTTTGTTTTAGCCAATAAGGAATATCCAAATCAAACACTTCTTGTTGCATTCTCCATTCAAATCCAACATCTTCTCCATTCCACTCTTTAAACTCATTTAAAAGCCTTTCTAACAACATTTCTCCTGTTTCAATAAATTCGTTTGTTGCTCTCATTACTGAAACGTGATAAGGCTCTGTTTTATCAACTGCGATAATAAAATAATCAGCGTTTTTAGTAATTTTAGTCTTTAACGCTTTACGATAAATAGCAGCCTGAAGATTATATAAAGAATCATTAGCAACTTTGGTAAATTTTACAGGATTTGCATCCATACAAGTTTTTAAATCTATTATATGAGTTTTGCAATACGCATCAACAAATCCTTTTAATTTAATTCCTTCAAAATTGCCTTCAATCATTTTTTCAAACTTATTACAGCTCCTAATTAATAATTGAGCTGTTGGATGCTGTTTTACTGCCATAGCAATCTTATTAGCCTCCTCATATTCGCTAACTTTTATAATAGTTCGCTTTTCTCCATACTTTTCAATAAAAGCCTCCCATTCTTTTCCTGCTCTTCTTGCTCCTTTAAAAATAGCATATTGTTTAGGGAATAAATGAGGCTCTAATACTAATAAATGCACTAGAGTTCCCATCCTCATTGCAGGACTTTCTTTTAATACCCTTTTTTTATACGCTAGAAACTCTCTAGGGCTTTTATAAAAGGCTTTTAAGCTGCTGAATGATAAAGGTGTAAATTTTTCCTTTTTCATAATTAAAAAGGTAAATCATTAGAGCTATCTAAAACATCAACTTTAGCAGTTTCTTTTGGCTTATCATTATCACTAAAAGGATTATCTCCTGTTAATAAAGCATCTAAATTAATATGAGATTCAGCCCATTTTAACTTAACTTCTTGAGGGACTTTTTTATGAGGATAAGGACTAACTTGGTATTCAGTTTGTAAATCTTCTCCTGTTCTTGTTATTTTTAAGTCATAGCCTAAAGGATTGCCCCAAGCTTCATCAGTTGCAAGATTGGTAATTGCTTTTAAAATTGTTTTTTGTGTTATCTCCCAAATGCAGATACTTTGCATATCATAAGAGTAACAAACAACTGCCCAAAACTCTTTGGGAGTGTTATCAAATTCGCCTTTTAATTCAGTTATTGTTTTAGCTCGGTGAGGGTGTTTGTCTCTCCATCCAACGTAACCAATTAAAGGTTTAGATAAAATTCGTAATAAATTATCGCCATTTTTTAGCTTTAAATACTTGCTTGGCGATTCATTGTCTTTAGGCGTATAGCCTGTTGGTAAAAAATCCATAATTAATAATTTTAGTTAATAATGGCACAAACTTAAACCAAAAAGCTATAAGAAAAAAATTCTAACTTGTCAAGTTGTTAACAGAACTTTGTTAATTAACTTCAAAAAAAGATAAACACAAAGGCAAAACACCTATTAAAGAAAGGCTTAAATTATATTCATTTATCCCATTCTTAGACATATCTGCAACTGCTGTGGTAACCAAAACGCCACCCATTGACCTCTTAGCACTCCATTTTTTTAACTTTCCTTTGCTTTTGAATATTTCGGTAATATCAAACTTTTCAAGTATTTTTAGTAAAGTTTCCAATTACTTCTTTTTTTTCTTTTTATCCTCAACGTTATCTCCCTGCACTATCCACGCTAATAAGTCATCTAAATAGCCAAATACTTTGGTTGCTTTGCTTGTTGGATATAATGCAAAAACAACTCTTAAAAACGCAAAAAACGCTATTAATAATTCAATCCAATTTTCTTGTAATACTTCCATTTTATTTGTTTTAAATTAATATAAAAAGATAACGCCATTAGCTTTATCTTCATCAATATCGCAATGTATGAAATTTTTAGCAATTCCAATTCTTGTAAATCTAGCCTTAATTAATGAGTCAACTATTTTCCACCTATTTCGGTTAGAATCGCAGTAAATATCAGCAGCCAACCCTTTGCAATGAGAGCTGTTTGGAACTCCTCCAACCTTTCTATTATGTTCTTTTGTTCTATATCCTGAAGTTATTTTAAAAGGTATGTTTGCAAGTTCTCTAGCGAAATCAAGCCTTTTTAATACCTCTTCCTCCATTTTTTTATAACTTAAAGGATCATCAGGAGAGTTGAATTCTTCTAACTTAAACCAACGTAAAAAAATACGTCTATTTTTTACTATCGCCATTTTTTAGCATTTTGTAAATCTGTAAGCTAGTCCAAATTATAGCCACTATATAAGAAAGAATCCTAAAAATCGCTTCAACCTCCACCAAGCTAATCATTACAGCATTGAAATTAACTGCTAGAGTTGGCATACATTCTAATATTTTATTTTTTAGTTCCATCTTAAGCTAAATCTCCAAATAATACCCAGATATTATCAGTTAATTTTATTAATGTTCCAACTCCATATCTCGGACTAATAGTAACATTAGAGCTAGCACTCCATAAAGTAACGCCTGCTGCTGCTGCTATTGTTGGTGTTCCTGCTCCCTGTCTAACCATTGTTATTCTTGTCCCCTGAGGAATAGCAACAGTTCCATTAGCAGGGATTGTAATGGTTTGAGCTGAAGCTCTATTTAAACGCTGAACCGTGTTAGCATCTGATAAAGCAAAAGTTTTAGTTGAGGCAGTAACTCCAACAACTGTATCTGCTCTTCCTTTTATTATATTCCCTATTTCAACTTTTTTACTTGTTGTTGTCGCTGTTTCAACCATTACTAAAACATCGTCTGAAACTGGTGTACTTTGCTCTGCTAGAGCACTAATCTTAACGTCTGCCATATCTTAAAAATTTAATTCACTTACTAAGTTATTACTATCTTCATTTATTATATTATTGCCATCTTCATATATAAAACTATATACATCCTGAAAGCCTATTTTTGTTAAATTAAGCCCAATCTTCCATTCAACGCTTTCTGAAGCCTCTCCCACAACTGAAACCTTAATAGCTTGGTTAGTTGAATCAGGCTCAATAGATAAGCTAACGCTCCCACTAATTCCGCTATCTGCTTTTTTTGTTTCTGAAGTTGTGCCAACTAAAGCAATAGTTTCATCTATATTTTTTAAACATCCAAACTGCTCTAAAGCGATAACATCTCCTTTGTTGCTTCCTGTTGTTATTACGCCAACTGCAAAAGCCTTAAAATTAGCAACTTGATTATTTCTTAATTCTAACCTTTTATTTTCAACGCCATCAATGTAAGTTTCAGTTTTAGTGTTGTTTGTTGTTGTTGCTTTATAATTATTATTATAATTAGAGGCTTTGTTTACATTCGCTAAAGTGTTTTTTAGTGTTGCAGGGATGCTTATTGGAGGTGGCTGATTTATTTTGTCTGTTTTGTTTGTTAAATCTATCGTTGAGCTAACTTCAGACATTTCAAACCATTGACCATCCCAAATCTCTTCTTTTGCGCTAAACTTCCCTCCGAGCATTACCCAAGCTGTTCCATCATATACCAATCGGCTATAAAAACTTAAATCTCCCTTTATACTTCCATTTAATTTCTGAGTTGGCAATGTTCTTATTTTTGCTATTTCGCTTAACTGCAAATTAATTATTTCGTAAGCTGTGCCACTTCCATTTATTTTCCAACTTTCAGAATCAACCCAGTTTCCTGAAGTGTTTTTTATTTGCAGTTTACCAAACGCCATACTATCCTTATTATCTCCTATTAAAGAAGGAGGCACTTCTATATAAACGCTGTTATCTTCTGCATCAGGATTCCAAGAATAATAAGTTGTATTTATAGGGTCAGGCTGTGGAATACCATCAACTTCAAAAGATAGCTCAATATTGTTAAACTCATAATTAACAGTAACATCATTAAAAATTCCTCCTCCTAATGGAAAACTGTTGTCATCTTCATCGCTCCAAGTTCCTAAATCCATTGAGAAAAATATATTTTCAGGAGTTATTGGAAGATTATCAGTTAAAAAATCAAAAGTGAATGGTATATATTGCGTTCCTGGGCCAATATCAAACTCATCAATAGTTATAAAAGTTGAGTTTATATTATCCTCCCAAGAGTTTTTTCTGTTTTTATCTCTTGTATTTTTATTATATTTTGTGTCAGTTCCATTATTTACAAATAAAAGCCCCTGTAATGAAAAAGTTATATCAGGCATTGGCTGGTCATCATCTGAATTATAAATTATTAATTCGCCACTTCCTTTTAAACGTAATTTAATATTACTTGAGCCAACAGGCAAATTGCTAGTCATTCCAAAGCCATTAAACATATTCTGAGAGGCAATTTTATAATTGTCCTGTATAGGTATTATATTACGGCTGTTTGTTCTGTCAAATTCCCTAGATATATTAATAAAGTCAGGGAAATAAGAGCGTTTCATTGAGGCTAAAGTTGAAACTGTGCTTTGGTTAACTGTTTTATTAATTGATAAAGCTGAAGTTGTTGGGCTAATCCATCCATAAGGATAAGAGGTGTCCACGCTGTATGTTCTCTCTGAAAAAGAGGTTCCTGTGTATTGGTTAACATTATAAAGCCTCCATTTCCCATCACTTAAAAAAAATCTAGCATTAAAAATAAGGCAAATTTGCTCTAAAACTTCATAATAAGTTAAACCCTCGTTAAATTCATTAGGAGATTGCGACCACTTAATAAATGCTTTGTGGCTCATTTGAGTAACGTCTAAAGGGTCTAAAGAAGTTGCAGGGCTTCCAATATACATATTATCCTCGTAAAAATTAACAGCCGTTGATAATATGTTAGTTAAAGTTGGTCCAGGATTCCCTTGAAGCATCCAAATACCTCTAAATATTCTTCTTAAATGGACTAATATAGTTTCATATCCTAAATCATCAAAATAAGCTATTGGAAACTGCCCTTCGTGGTCAACTTCAGGATTCCCATAAGTAAAATCTTTTAAAAATCCTATTCCATCAACTGCTTTTAATTCCACTTCTGTCGGGAATGATTCGTCAATAGTTTGCCCTAAATCTGCCAATATTGTTCCTGCCCAATAATAATCATAAGAATCGCCTTTATATATATGAATAAAAAATCTTTTTTCATTAGAATTTATTATATCATCAATAACGTCCATAAATGATTGGTCCTCAACAGCGCAATTTATTTTAACCTCAGATGGTATTATAGCGCTAAAAACATCGTTATCAGTACCCTGATAAGTTAAAGTAAACCCTGAGCCATAGGTATTGAATGAAGATGGAGAGCCAACGGAACTCTCATTATCGTAAATATCTATCCTCCACGCTGTCCCTGATTCGCTGTAAAAATCGTTTCTATAAACAACAGCTCCCATTATGCTCCCACTCTATTAAGATTGCTAATTGTTCTTGAGTTGCTTAATTGGATGTCATTACCACTAATAACTCCCTGAACTTGAACCTGTTGACTATTTCCCTCTCCAATAAATTGATTTAATTTGCTTAAAGGAAATATAACCTCAGTTCCTGCCTCCCCAACTAATCCCATTGTTGGTCCTGTAACGATTCCACCTTCAGCAAAAGGAGTAATTTGATTAAATGCGGTTTTTACTATTCCCATACCTGCTCCAATTAAGGCAGGTAAAACAGCTAATCCTATTGGACCTAAACTTGCAGCGTTTGCTGTTGCTGTTTTAATTGCTAAAGCAGAAATTTCAGCCCACACAATATCCATGAATTGCTTACCTGCTTGTTTTGCATTTTCACCAAATTCCTTAAAATTTTCTGCTCCCATTGCTAAATTTTCCCCAACTCTCATTATAGCTTGCTCAACATTTGCCCAAGATTCCCCAAGTTTGTTTACTTCTTCATCCATTCTTGTAATAACTTCGGCATCTTCTTCTAATTCGTCTTTTATATCAATTAATCCCTCAGTTGGTAAAATTATATCATCTCCTCCTCCTCCTGTTGTTCCTCCTCCTGTTGTTGTTGGAGCTGCTGAAATTGAGCCTCCTAAAACGCCCTTCATCTTTTCCCCAAGCCCTGAAAAAGTATCTCCTAAAGAAACTAATTCGTTTTCATAATCTTTTGTCTCAACTTTTAAATCTCTTAATTTGTCGGCTGCCATTTCAAAGGGGTTTTTTATACCCTCTTTTCCAAATTTTTCAGCAACAAAATTCCAACCTTCAATAATATGCGAAAATGGATTATTTTCCACAAAAAATGCCACCATATCAATTAGCATATTTTTCCACCATCCAATATCTGAAAATCTTTCTTTTAAAGCCTTCCAATTATCAATAATTGAAGCAATAGCAAGTCCTAAAGCAGTAATCCCTAAAACAACCAATCCAATAGGAGAAACCATTGCAGCAAAAACGCCAACTAAAACGCCTCCAATATAAACTAAAGGACCAATCGCAGCAGCTAAACCTGCAATTACAACTGCTGTGGTTTTAGTTTCTTTTGATAGATTTTGAAACCAAGTTAATCCATTTTTTAGCCATTCTAATAAAGGAACTAAAGCCCCCATTACTAGCCCTCCTATTTCCTCCATTAAATCGCCAAACTGATTTTTTAATTGAATCAAAGGACCTGCTCCAACTTTTGCAACTGCTTCGGCTTGACCTTCAAAAGCAACAGCTAAACCACTTGTTAAACTTTCTAACCTTTCTTGCGATCCAACTGCTCCTGTAACCTCTATCCCATAACGACTCAAAGCGTTTGTTGAACTTCCTAAGGTTTTTGAAACTAAATCGGCTGCACCTGCCAAATCCATCCCTTTTGCTGTTGCAAAATCTTGAACCAAAGGCATTACTTTTAAAATCTGCTCCTCCTCTTTAACCATTGCTGCAATAAGAGCCTGAGCTTTCATTGTTTCTTCATCTCCAAATAAAGTAACTCCTTGAAGTTCTTTGGCTTGGGCTGTTAATGAGGCAAAGGCTTTTTCATTGCCTTTTAATGCTGTTAAAAGTTTTTGTTCTGCTTCTGCTTGTTCTGAAAATGCTCTAACTGATAGGGCTGCAAATCCTGCTAATGGAGCTGTAACGCTCATACTCATTGACTTACCAATATTCTTCATTTGCTTTGAAGTATTGGATAAACTCCTTTGCACATTCTTCATCTTAGAGCTAAAGTCAGAAATGTTAGCTCCTATTTTAACGAACATTGAAGTATTTACTGCCATTATAATCTATTTTTTAACATCATTTGCTTTAGCTCCTGTGCTGTTAGTTTTTTAATTTTTTTGTCTTTTTTGTCCCAGTCAAATCTAATTAAATCAGTTGGCTTTATTTTCTTTCCTTTGCCTGAGTGAGGTTGCAATAAATAACAAGTTTGCCATCTGCATCGTTCCCACTCCATACGCTGATTAAATTGTTGTAACTCAAAGAATCCAGCTAATCTGTTATTAAACTCTCTAGGAGTTAAATCCCAAAACTCCTCAACGCTTAAACTCAAATAACCAAAAGCTAACTCTTCTAATCTATCCCAGTCTAAAGGCTTTTCCTTTACTTTCTTGCTGCTTTTTTTTTATCTCCCATCATATCGCTAAAAACCTTCATTACCCTATTTAAAGCCTGCCCATCTTCATCTAATAAATCAGCAACATCTTCTTTAGTTAACTTAAATTCAGATTTTGAAATTCTAGCTCCATCTTTTAAGCCTGCATAAACTAAACAGATTGCAACCCTTATAGGAATATTCTCTCCATAGTTTCCTAAACCGCTTATTGATTCGCCTGATTCTTTTTCAAAAACTGCTAGGGCATTAAAGCCGAACTTAATATTCAGCTCTTGCCCTGCAATTTTTACTTTTTCAAATTTAGCCATATATTATTATATAGTTGCTTTTGTTATTGCTCCTGTTCCTTCAAAAGAAATACTAAAACCTAAATTATCCTCAACTCCTGAACTTTGTTCAACTGAAGTTACATAAGCTGCTCCCGAATATTCAGCATCTCCTGAGTTTCCTGTAAAAGCTCCTGTTGAAGCGTTATAACTTCCAATAGTGAATTTAACATAAATTTTAGTCCTGTTAGTAACAAAATCAACTATTGTTCCTGTGTTATCAGAATCTGCTAAAGTTGAATAAGTTACAAATCCATCGCCACTTAAACTCCAAGATTTTTGAGCTTCTAAAATCTCTTTCCATCCTGCGCTAGATTTATTAGAGATATCTCTAACATCCATTGACATTGACAAATTTGCACTTGTTAAAAACATTATCGTATCATAAGAAGAGCCTGAATCTTCGCTTATTTGCAAGAAGCAATCGCTTCCATTTATAGGTGTTGTGTTAACCGACATAATTATTTATTTTTTTTATTATTAATTTTACCTTCTAGCAATTCTTTTAATTGCTTTGCTCTATTTTCGCTAATTATTATTTCACTTCCTGCACATATTATTATATCGTGCTTAATGTTATAATCTTTTGCTAATTTAACTTTTTTCATATTATATTAATTTAATTCAATTCTAAAAGTATAATCTTGCGTAATGGTGTAAAGTCCATTTTGAACTTTCTCTAAAGTATCTGATTCGTTATTAAACTGAACGCTTTGCACCTTAACTCCATTAGCTGTACCTGTATATCTGTCCAAAGCTGTTCTTATTGCTGCTGCTAAATCTTCAGCTCCTGCATAAGTTTCAGCAATAGCATCAACCTCAATTTGTATTTCATCTAACAAGCTAACTCCATTTTTAGTATCATTGGGATCAGTATCAATTTGAGAATAAACAACAGCAGGCAAATTTAAAGTTTGCCCTATTAATAAAGGACTTATTCTAGTTGTAATAGAAGTAACTCCTGAATTATTAGAGAGTATATTATATATTGCTTTACCCACTTTGCTCATTAGTTGAAATTATAATTTTTCTTAAATCTTTTCATTGTCTTTTCAATAGCTTTGCTTTCCTTATCCATCACCTCCATTGCAGCCATTCCAATCGCTGCTTTAGTGTTTGCTTTATTAGTGAAAGGCTTTGCTCTTAATCTAATTTTGCCCTTGCCAACATTATCTGCTCCATACTCAAGCCACCAACCAAACCAACCTCCTTTATTAGGCTTTCCCCAAACTCCATCCAATCTTGGACCAAGTGCAAAACCTATTGTTTTTTTTCTTTTGCCTTTAAACCTCAACAAACCAACACTTTTAGCAAGTTGTTCTTTTGTTGTTTCAGCATATACTTTACCCTTTCTATAAACTTGAAAAGGCTTGTTATATGTTGAGCCATTTTTTATATTGTCTTTTTGTGTTTTTAAAATTGGGCGTGCTGCCTTTCTTAAAAACGAATTTAATTCTTTTATTCTAGCTCTATCATTTCCAAGAGCTTTAAACATCTTCATTAACTCCTTTTCTCCTTCTATTTTTAAATTTAACTTATCACTCATAAAGTTTACTTTTTAACTTTAAACCTTCTCCCCTTCCTATTTCAGCTATTCCTGTTATTTGATAAGTATTAGAATTATAACTTATTCGCATTTGTTCAGTTATATCTGTTCTGTATCTTATCGTAAAATCAATGCTTGAAACTGCTCTTAATTGCTCATTCTCAAACTTTTCAACCTCGCTTTTATATTCAATCTTTGCCCATACATTAGCCAACGTTGAAAATGATTCAACAGGTTGTCCGTAAGCATCCACGCTAGTTGATACGCTTTGCAAAGTTATATATCTATCTAGCCTCCCTATATTCATTAGTAAACAATTCTATAAGAGTCTAACAGCCATTCACTAGCTTTAGGCATTACTTTAGGACTTCCAAAAACAACCTCTTGTCTATTCTCATATAAATGCCCGATTAAAATTAATATTGCCTGCCTAATCGCCATTGGTACATCTGAAGAGCTTGAGCCATATCCACTCACATAAGTGGCTTGGACTGCATCGCTTCTTAAATATGTATTAGATAAAGTTGATGTTTCGCTGTATGTAATCAAACAAGGCTCGGCATCTAGGTTAACGCTGTAATTATCAGCAGCCCAAGTTGTTAAAGAATTATCATCATTATAGTATTTAATATGAGTTAATGAATTTATCTTTCCTCCATAAAGCCTAAATTCTCCTTCAGGGAAATAACTAAAATTCATTCTCAAAGTGGTATTAATAAAATAGCTGTTAGTATAGTTTTCAGCCATTTGAGTTGCTGCTGCTATAAGGTTTGTTATGTAAGCATCTTCATCAGAAGTCGTAACTCTTAAATGAGTTTTAGCTTCGCTTTGTGCAATCGGATTGCTTGCAGCAGCAGTTACAACCTTTAAACTTTTTACTAATGTATTTGAAACTGAACTCATAAATATCTTTAAATGTTTTTGTTGTTATCCACATAATTAAAAAAAAAGAGGAGGGAATCCCCTCCCCTTTATTATTATTACTAACTAATTATTAAAATGTGATTCCTTCACATTTAGAGAAACTTCCTCCTCTTCGTACTGCAACATCCCAATAAGAATTTATCACGAGCCTGATGGAACCCGCCAGCGCTTGTGAAAAATTATCGATCGTTATGTCAACTGAATCTCCAAATTGTCCTATTACCATATCACTCCAACTTCCAAAGTATAAACCTCCTTCAGTGCTTGAGTTATAAGTGTCATCCATATTAGTTGTGGCAAATGCAGGATAACCATTAATAGTATTATCAGCTCCCCAAATTGGTGCTCCGTAACCTGTTTGCGATGAAGTAACACCTGGCTGACCAACAACTTGCTTTAATTTACCTCTAACTTTAACACTAGAAATAAAAGCTAAACGCCCTGAATCTGCATTATTAGATGCAACGTCTGTTTCAAACTCAACCATTTTAGCTAAAGTTGCTGCACCATTTGCAACAGTTCCAACTCCTGAAGCTGCTGTTATACCTGTGGGCTGTCCTGAACTGCCTGAACCTAGTAAAGCTCCATTTTCGACCTTACTGCTTACTGCTCGATTTAAGTCATCCATTATCGCCTGCTCAACTTGAGGATTTTGGTGAAGCAATGCTTTACTAATATCCATATAAGCTGCTAAACGCTTTGGAGATAATGTTGAACCTCCGACTGCTGTTTGTGCATCTGCTGCATTCGCTGTTTCAGTTGCCCAAGCTGCTGCTGTGCCACTCAATACAGGAAGAGAAACATCTCCTCTTAAACCTGAGTAAAAAGTTGCTAAATCTCCTAGCACCATTTTAGACTGAAGAGTTTGTAACCATTCGCCGACTTCAGTGGGAATGAACTCATTTGCATCTGCTGTCGTTTGAGGGTTTGTTCTTTTCTCTCCTGCTAATAATCCAACAGGAATTCCAAGACCTGAAATAATATTATTTCTTGTACTTTCTTGGTGCATTTCTGCTTCAACACCTGTTAAGTTATGGTTTTGAAAATCTTTAATCGCTTTGAATAAACTCCATTGCTTGTATTCTTTAGGAGTTTTCGTTCCTAATGGAGTTCCTGCATTCATTGCGGAAGTTCTTAGATTAGCCTCTATTTTATCAGCTCTTTTTATTTGATCGTCAAGTTTGTCAACGCCTCCTAAAAGACCATCAACTTCTTGATTTTCTGCTTCTGATAAATCACGCCCTTCAGCAGTCGCAATGTCTCTTATTGCTTCTAATTCAGCGATTTTATCTCCTCGCATTTCTTTTAATTCTTTACTATTTTTCATATTTTTAAAATCTATTAATTAAACATTTATTTATTAATCTTTGCTAGTTTTATTTTTAATTCAACTAGACTTCTTTTTACTAAATCTTTTTCTTCTTCTTTGTTATTTTCTTGCTCAACAAAAAAGTTATATTTTCTTTTAGCAACTGCTAAATCATTTGTCTGCTCGTATGCAGGAAAGCTAACAGGAGAAACATCAAAGAGCTTTCCAACCCTAGTAATTTCCCTAACTGCTCCTTTATCATCTCTTTGCCATTGATCCTCCTCAATTATAAAACCAAAAGAAGATTGATTAATTATTCCTGAATTTACTAACTCGTATAAGTCATTCCCTAAAGTTGTGTTAGGTACTTCAAAACGATAATGCAAACCTTTGGAATCTTGCCTTACTTGAGCAGTATTGTTTTTAGTTCTCGCAAGAATTTGATTGGGGTCGTGATTAAATAAAACCCTAACATCATCATTAAGAACATCCCTAAAAGCATCAGGTTTAATATATTCACGAAAATCGCCAATCCAAGTTTCTTCATTGAAAAGGGCTGCGTGTCCTTCAATAAATTTTTTACCATTCTGCTCATCGGCTCTTGTTTCTGTTTTTATGTTGAAAGTCCTTCTTTCAAAGTCCTTATTATTTTTTTTATCTTTTGCCATAACTTTTTATTTATTCTGTTGTTGTATCTGTATCAAGGTTAGTCATATTCATCGGAACTAAATGCTCATCTCCATCAGGAATCGCATTAAGATTTTCTTTCCTTCTAACCTCGTTAATACTCATCCATCCCCATTGAATCGCCTTAGTATATAAATCTGCTCTTGTTTTTGCATCTCCTCT